ACTGTTGGATTGTCTATCCCTGGGAGGAATTTTGGCGTGGATAATAAAGAACTAGATCGTTTCTGCTGTAATTGGGATATTCAATTACGTCATAGTTCACGCACTATTAGAAAGGCTAAACCACCACAGGTTAGCACTTATCAGGATGCACATGATTTTTATTTTGCTACAGAAGATTTAGAGTGTTATGATATTCTAATACCTAAAGATAACTTTCATGCCTTAGCCGAAATTGATCAAAGAATGAATGACGTAATTGTTAAATCTCGTGGAGATCAAGATTACATCAATCATATAAAGCGTAAAGAAATGATTGAGATTAAAGCAAGAAATAATAACCCTGCTGTTAAAAAGGCCTGGGATAATTATTCTACATTAATGAATATGGTTTGGAACGAGTATGCTGACAGATATTGAAAAGGCCTTAAATGAAAAAAGAGCACCGTGGACAGAAATTGAATACAGAACTAAAGACTTCTGGGTCTTTAGAGACGCTTACGCAGTTACCCCAGGGCATTTGTTATTTGTGCCTACCGAAGAAAACTGGAACAATCTCTGGGAGTGCTACAAAGCAGCCTACAAGTTCGGACACGAGGGTGTTGAAGCTGAAAGGTGGGATGCTTTTAACATCGGCCAAAATGTTGGAGAAGCAGCTGGACAAACAGTGATGTATCCCCACGTACACATGATACCACGACGTATAGGCGATATGGAGGATCCAAGAGGTGGAGTTAGACATGTTATACCCGAAAAAGGAAACTATAAAAAATCCACACACAGTATGGATCAATTGGCAGCACCCTGATATGCCGTGGACTGAAATCTGTGCTAAGGTAATGGAAGTATTTGGATTACCTGGTCACAGATATACTAGTCATCCTACTACACACTTTATGACATTTACATTTAAATCAGAAAAAGATCGTGTATTATGTGAAATATTATTAAGCGAGTATTTGTAATGTATGAAAAAATAGGAATTATTGGTCATGGCTATGTTGGAGAAGCAATAGCACAAAGCATAGTGCCTCCATTTCAAGCAGTTATTATTGATCCAGCCAAGGGATGGAACACAACTTACTATGATCTAAAAAAAGAATGTTCTTGTGTGTTTATATGTGTCCCAAGTCCGCAAGGTGCAGACGGACAATGTGATACTAGTATTATTGAGAGTGTTTTAAAAGAATTGCAATTTGGATTTACTGGAACTATTATTAGTAAAGTAACTGCGCCGCCAGACTTTTACGAAGACTGGGGTAAACTGTTACCTAATTTAGTTTACGTTCCAGAATTTCTTAGAGCCTCATCTGGTATAACAGACTTTGCTAGAGCAGAATGGACTATAGTTGGCGGCACTGTTGGTGCTTATCAAAGAGAAGCAATAAGAATTATTAAACAACTGCAAACCGAACTTAGGCATATTGAACTATGCGGTATCGGTGAAGCAGCATTTGTCAAATATTCCATTAACAGTTTCCTTGCTACAAAAGTTGTCTTTATGAATGAACTATATCAATTATCCGATAAGAAAGGTTACAATTGGAGGCAACTGTCTAATTTGATTAATATGGACAAGCGCATAGGCGATAGTCATATGCAAGTGCCCGGGCCTGACAAGTATTATGGGTTCGGTGGAGCATGTTTTCCTAAAGATACAGAAGCACTATTAAAATATGCAGATGATCATAGTGTAAACCTAAATACTCTTGATGCAGCCGTAAAGAAAAATACTCTTTTAAGGTTGACTAAACCTAAATAACATTGTAAAATAGCAATAAAGGAAAACTTATGGTATATAACAAAATGTATGAAAGCAACGACGAGACTGGCTTAGATGCTATGGCCGGAGATGGTGGCTACCAAGAATCAACATTATCTGCTGTACTACGTGCTAAAATGAAAAGAGAAGGAAAGCGTTTCTGGGCAGGAGACAATATCAGCGACTATCTTCATGACAGCGACAAAGAGCACTTAATTAATGAAGCTACAGAAGCATTTGAAGGTGTACTAGACACACTGCTGATTGATCGCGAAAACGATCCTAACAGTAAAGGCACAGCCCGCAGGCTTGCTAAAATGTATTTCAACGAAATAATGGCAGGAAGATATGACCCGGCGCCGGACTGTACAGCATTTCCTAACGATTCAGAAGAACGATATGAAGGAATGTTAGTAGTACGTAGCGAATTAAGAAGTATGTGTAGTCATCATCATCAACCAGTTAATGGTGTAGCATATATTGGTATCATTGCTGCTAATAAACTTATTGGCTTATCTAAGTACACTCGAATCGCTCAATGGTGTGCTAGACGCGGTACTCTACAAGAAGAACTGGCCAACGATATTGCAAGAGAAATTAGTCGAGCTACTGACGCTAAAGATGTAGGTGTGTACATTCAGGCCACACATGGCTGCTGTGAGAATCGAGGTATTATGGCACATAGTAGTCTTACACAGACTACAGTATTAAAAGGTGCGTTCAAAGATGATCAAGGCACTAAAAAAGAATTCTTTGATAACATCAAACTACAACAAGATTTTGCTCCAAGATAATAAAATGAAAGAAACTTAAATGTGACTTTAATTAACAAAGATGATATAATAGAAGTAGATGAAGATCAGTATCTTTGTTTAACAGGAACACTTGAAGAACAATTTAGTTTTCAAATTATAAATGGAGAAAAATGGGATCTACTAGGAGATGAGGAATTTCCTGTCGACTGGTGGCCCGAAAGAAGAGAAGCTAACGATTACTATATTGGATGGACTGCCGAAGAATTTTTATTATGGGGGCATTCGCCGTTAATAGATGATCTATGCAACTATCGTAATTTATTAAACAAGGAGAAATAAAATGAATATAGGCGACAAGCTAGCAAAAGTAGGAGATAGTTTTACTATCAATATGTATGACAACGGATTTATGGTAGAAGTGTCGGGACGTAATTCCGACGGCGACTGGGCAACTGCTAAAGTACTTTGTCAAAATTTAGAACAGGTAGTTTCTATAGTTACTGAAGTTTCATCAATGGAAAGAGAGTAATGGACAAAAAAGTCGAAGATGTTATTCATAGGATGAAAAATCTTAGAGAGTACAAAGTAGTACGTAATGTCTCCGAAGGATTTGTTCTTAATGGCAAGATGCCGTATGATGTTAAGCTTGACAAAAACAATGTATTGACAGTAACATTAATGGCTGTTGATAGAGAAGAAGCAGAACGTCGCGTTAGCGAATTTATTGCAGGAATGAACGATGATTAAAAAATGGTTTAAGAAAAAATTCAGAGATTGGTCTAAGGAAGCGTGGGACGCCGGTATGGAAAAATCACAATCTTTAGGCATTGGTATTCCTAACAGTGTTTATGAAACTCGTCAATTGAATAGCGATGCTGTTTTACAGTTTACTGTATACAATGCTGTTGGCGGTAAAGTAGTAGAATTTAGATATCATGATCGTAACAGTGATCGTAGTCATAATCAGATGTATGTTATTGGTAAGGATGAAGACTTTGGAGAGAAAATAGCTAAGATAGCCACATTAGAGGTATTAAAGCAATGACACCGCAGATACCTGCAGAAGGAATTTATAAAACGGGCGAATGGGGGGACTCAGTGTCTTACCGTATTGCCTGTAATTGTCACGATGCAAATCATTCTCACGATCTTTGGGTAGAAGCCAGCGACATAGGTATAGATATTACAATCTATACCACAGTTAAATCTAAATGGTGGTCTATTAATCGACTAAAACAAATTTGGATATTATTAACTAAGGGCTATATAGAGACAGAGTCGTCGATTTCTCTTACAACACAACAAGCTCTTAATTATTCTGAAGTTTTAAAATCTTCTATAGAATATGTAGACAAATTAAGAGAAAGTTATATTAGAAAGAAAAAAGATGAGTAAAATAAAAATAGCAGAGCTTTTTTATAGCATACAAGGCGAAGGACGCTTTATGGGTGTTCCTTCTGTTTTCTTACGTACATACGGTTGTAATTTTAAATGCGCCGGATTTGGTATGCCACGCGGTGAGATTAGTATTGAAGCAGATGATATTGCATATACACATGCCAATATTGAATCTTTTCATAAGTACGAAGAACTGCCGTTAGTTACTACAGGCTGTGATAGTTATGCAAGTTGGCATCCAGCATTTAAAGATCTAAGCCCTATGCTAACTGTAGATGCTATAGTTGATAGAATAATGGAATTACTTCCTTATAATAAATGGCGCAGTGAGCATCTTGTTATTACAGGCGGTGAACCTTTGCTAGGTTGGCAACGTGCTTATCCAGATTTGTTAAGTCACGATAAAATGAAAAAATTAAAAGATATAACATTTGAAACAAATGGTACTCAAGAAATATCTAAAGATTTTAGAAAGTACTTAGAAAAGTGGACACACAAACAAGGGTATCACAATCTTACGTTTAGCGTGAGTCCAAAACTAGGTGTAAGCGGAGAGAAGAAAGAAGACGCTATACGTCCAGATATCGTTAGAGAATATGAAGAACTAGGACACACTTATCTAAAATTCGTAGTCGCCACTGAAGAGGATCTTAAAGATGCAGAACAGGCAGTTCAAGAATATCGCGATAACGGTTTCGAAGGTCACATTTATCTTATGCCTGTCGGGGGTGTTGAACGGGTGTACAATCTTAATAATAGAACAGTGGCACAGATGGCAATGCAAAAAGGATGGCGGTACAGTGATCGACTTCAAGTGCCGTTATTTAAAAACGAATGGGGAACCTAATGAAAAACTTTATTAAAAAAATAACGGGCATCGAACGATTAGAAAAAGAAAGAGCTGAATCATTAGCTCGTTTAGCTGAAGCTAAAGCTAGCGAAGAAGCAGCTAAAAAGGCAGAAGAAGAAGCTCGTCAACAAGAAGAATTGGCTAAAATGACGCCAAAAGAACGAGCTACTGCTAACCAAGAACCTTATATTGCTGTTTTAGATACTAAGGTCAATCCAGAAAATCCTAGAAATGGCTTTTTTGAACTTGACTGGAACGAATACTTTATTGTACAATTAAGACAAGCGGGTTATGGTTTAGATGGTGATCCAGACGAGCTTGTTGTTGATTTATGGTTCCGTGACCTTGCTCGTAATATCTTAGCCGAAGAAGGTCAAGATATTACTCGAGGAGCCGGATATATTAACGTTGTTCCAATTTCAAAAGGCAAATTAGAAGTTTCATGACATATATTCTAGTAGATACTGCTAATACATTTTTCCGTGCTAGGCACGTAGTTCGTGGAGATGCTGATACTAAACTTGGTATGGCTCTCCATATTACTTTTAACAGTATTAAAAAGGCCTGGCAAGATTTTGAGGGCAAGCATGTTGTATTCTGTCTTGAAGGTCGATCATGGCGTAAAGACGTTTATACGCCCTATAAGGCTAATAGAGCCGAAACTCGAGCTGCTATGACTCCAAAAGAAGCAGAAGAAGATAAACTCTTTTGGGAAACCTTTGATAAGTTTAAGGAATTCATTACTGAGAAATCTAATTGTACTGTGTTACAACACCCACAGTTAGAAGCAGATGATCTTATTGCAGGATGGATACAAAGTCATCCTCACGACAGTCATGTTATTATTAGCACTGACAGCGACTTTGCACAACTAATTTCTCCAACTGTTCGGCAATACAACGGCGTAGCAAATGTAACTACTACGCACAAAGGATATTTTGACGATCGAGGAAAAGAAGTAATTGATAAAAAAACTAAGCAGCCGAAGCCGGCACCTAATCCACAATGGCTGCTATTCGAAAAATGTATGCGAGGTGATACAAGCGATAATGTGTTTTCAGCATACCCAGGAGTTCGCGTTAAAGGAACAAAAAATAAAGTAGGACTAACAGAAGCGTTTGAAGATAGAAACTCAAAAGGATTCGCGTGGAACAATCTCATGTTACAACGTTGGATGGATCATAACGGTGTTGAACATAGAGTGCTCGACGACTATAATAGAAATGTACAGCTCTGTGATCTAACTGCACAACCTGATCATATTAGATCTTTGATTAAAGAAACTATTCATGCACAGACTAGTTCTCCTAAGAAAATTGACCAAGTTGGAATTCGAATGTTAAAATTTTGTAATTTATTTGACTTACAAAAAATTTCAGACAACATTCAACAATATGCAGAACCATTCGCTGCCAAATATACTAGTAAAGAAGTTGAACTAATTTAAATCTATAAAGGATACAAATGAATTTAAAAGCTAAACCCATTATAGAAGGAAAGTATTGGATAATAGAAAAAGATGGTGAAAAGGTTGCTATCTTACATAAAAAAGAAAACAACAAGTTTATGTTAAGTTCCAAAGACGGCGAAAAATATTTTAATCGTAAAGACGAACTAACTAAAATTTTTGGAAAAGATTTCTTTGGAAAATCTATCAAAACTAAAATCTCTTCAATAGAAGTAAGAGATGTTTACGGATTTCCTACACCATGTCATCCATACAATCCTCTTTTTGATATTAAGAGAAAATTACCTTTGTTTACAAAGAGTAGTCAAAGTAAAAGTTTATACTGTGCAGGATATTATACCATTAGATTTGATAAAGGATGGGTAAAATCGTTCTGTCCTAAACTAATCACTATTGAAAGATATGAATCCAGAGGACCTTTTAAAACTGAATTAGAAATGAAACAGGTACTTAGTCATGCAAAATAATACTATTAACACATTACCTATTCAGCAGTT